AACCTCAAGGATTTAGTTGAAGAAAAAAGATTATTATTAGTTGATCTTGATACTATTTCTGAATGTTCTACTTTTGAGGCTAGAGGAAACTCATTCGAGGCTTCGACTGGTAATCATGACGACTTAGTTATGAACTTGGTAATGTTTGCTTGGTATGTTGGGACTGAAACATTCTTAAATCAAAGCGATGTAAATGTTAAGCAAATGCTGTATGAACAGAAAATAAAAGAAATAGAAGATGATATTGTGCCAGTAGGAATTATTAATGATGGTATTGAACAGCCGAGAACAGAAACGATAAACGGAGAGGTGTGGACGGTCGAAGATGCCTCTGAAATGTTCTAATCAATAAATAATATTAATGTTTGAAAACCTTATTATGCTCCTTATCATTTAAATCAAACGAAAAAGAGGAAGACTCATGGCTTTTTTCACGCCTTCGCTGTCTCCAGCCGTAGTTGTCCGTGAGTTTGATCTCACTGGCATTGTTCCAAACGTAGGCACTGTCACTG